CATTTGGAGAAGTTGTATCTGCCCACTCTTCGTAATCAACCCCATCTATTGTGCAGTTACCTTGTGCGATTTGCTCCCCTGCTGATTCAACACCATCGGCATCAACTACCTTAGTAAACAATGCCCATACATTTGTTGCAGATGATTCGTAGTTGTCATTGATGCCAGTTACTTGAATGAACTCGGCAGTCTTGCTGATGCCATTGTTCCAAATTACTAAAGGTTCTATTTGTTTCATATTATTTGTTTTTATAAAGATGTAATTGTTTCCCATGCTGTGCCATTGTAAACACAAAGTTTTACCAATGTTGTATCGAATACCATCAACCCTTGTGCAGGACTTGATATGGCTAACTTCTGCGTACTTGTCATTCGAGGAGGAAGGAAACCTTTGGTTATGGAATCAATTTGTACTTGTGCAGATGCGTTAACTGATGTACCACCACTAATTAATGAACCACGTAAAGCAGTTAAAGTAGTTGATGAATTACCAATAATGGTAGTGTTAGAACCTAATCCAGTTTCATTGTAGCCAATTACAATTTGATTAGTTTGATTATCTGCTAAAGGTCTTGTTGAATGACCTATGAAAACGGATTGATTTTGTATTGTTGAATTAGTTATACCACCACTTATAAACCTTGCTGATTCAACACCTATTGCAACATTATTTGAACCCGTTGTATTAGCAAAAAATGAAGCATTGCCTATTGAAGTATTATTACCTCCCGTTGTATTTGATTGCATCGACAATCTACCTACGGCAGTATTATTCGCGCCACTTGTTGTAGCAGTTAAACTACTTTCACCTATCGCAACATTGCCAGTAGTAGTAGTAACTTTTAAAGAATCACGACCAATAGCAACTGAACCGCTTGTTGTTGCGCTTGTCATAGCCTGATCACCTATTGCTACATTATTACTTTGGGTAGTAATTGCATTTAAAACTAAAACACCTATACCAATATTGCTACCACCAGTTGTTAAACCAGTCATTGCAGCACTTCCAATACCTATGTTAGAACTACCACTTGTTTGATTTGTTAATGCAGTATGTCCAATTCCTACGTTATTACTTGCAGTATTTTTACTTAATGCACTAAAACCTAATGCGACATTATTTGCACCAGTTGAATTAAGATTTAATGCACTTGAACCAATAGCAGTATTACTTGCTACACTTCCACCACCTCTGCCGATTGTTAAACCATTTATTCTACCATCAGCATTTACATCTAATAAAAACGTACTCTCGGTTGTAGTTCCCAACAATAAACGTCCTACTGAGGTAAACCTATTCGTAAAACTTGAACCGATAAAATCTAAACTATATCCACCTAATGTTAATGTTCTTGCAGCAGTTAGTGTTCCACTTGTACTATATATATTCCCACTTGCTAACGCAGTCCATGCTGTGCCATTGTAGAAGTCATTGGTGTTAGTAGTAGTGTTGTACACGCTTAACCCCGTAGCAGGACTTGATATGGCATCTCTCTGAATACTTGTGAGCCTTGGGGGTAGGAAACCTTTGCTAGTGGAATCTGCTTGAAGAACTGCCGAAGCATTTGGGTCTGATGCACTTGCAGTTGTTCCAACTAACAATGCACCATTATAACCTCTTGCAAAAAAAGTGTTAGTTCCCGTATAGAAATACGTTCTTGTTTGACCTTGTAAATAAAGTCCATCCCCTGCTGCACCTGCTATAACATTTGAGGTATTTGCTAAAAATATACTACCATTTATTGTTGCATTCCCACTCACCCTCGCAGTTCCGTTGACATCGAGTAAATACGTACTCTCGGTTGTCGTTCCTAACAATAGCCTTCCTACTGAGGTAAATCTATTCGTATGTGTTGAACCGATAAAATCTAAATTGAATCCACCTAATGTTAATGCCCTTGCAGCAGTTAGTGTTCCACTTGTAGTATATATATTCCCACTTGCTTTACCATTAAATGTTGTCCAATCCGCACTACTCAAAGCACCTCTATTTGTTGCGGATGCAGTTGGTAGATTGAATGTATGAGTATCACTTAATGAACTTATAGCAAAATCAGTTCCACTTGTACCCGTTGCTAAATATTGTGTATTTGCAGTCAAGCCATTTAATGCACTAACACCTCCTGCAAAGTTTGTGATTATTTCGCACAAATGAGAATTTTCGGTGTGCATTGTAATAGTCCTGCCACCCGTAGAATTTACAATGTAAACTCTTATTGCAAGTCTATCAGTAGATAATAAAGTTGTTTGTGGAATGGCTAATGACGTTAAATACAAATCAATTATTGTCCCACTTGTAATTGCTTCTGGATTTGCTGATGAACTTGCAATAGAAGTAAAAGTTGTACCGTCATATTTTAGTAATTCAACATAAAATGCAGGAGTTCCACCCGATGATGATGCACTAAAATACATTTCAAAATTCCAATTCCCAGCAGGAATTTCTAATCTATTCGGGTCTGCTACATCAGTTAAGAATTGTGCTATTAAACCATTCCCTGCTTTTGAAAAATCAGTACCAGTCCCAATAACTGGGGTCTTGTTCATTTCGTAATAAACACTTCCACCTATTGTTCCTTGATTAACACTACCGTTTAGATAATAAGCAACCGAACTACCTCCACTTGAACCACTTGGTAATGTAGCAAGTTGACCATCTCCGCGAATATATTGAGCAGCAGTTCCATTTGCAGTTACAGCTAATGTTCCACTTGATGTAATAGGACTATTTGCAACACTAAACGCGGATGGCATTGATAGCCCTACTGAGGTTACTGTGCCTGAGCTAATAGTCCATGACCTATTTTGAGATAGGTCAAATGGAACCCCGTTGATGGTAAGGATGCGAGATGTTGGTACCTTTAGATTTAATGCGTTTTGTAAATCAGTTTGGTTGGAAAGTGTGCCGGTTATCGTACCCCACACACCTGCTACCGCAGCATTGCCACTATACACCACTTTTACATAAACCGGAGATACCGATGTACTCATGTAAATATCAGTAACACTATAATTTACTTTGATAATCATCAGCTTGTTATTTGTTGTTCAACATAAATATAACCTTGCATCCAAGTAAAAATACCAGTCAAAGTACTTACTTGTAAATCATAAATATACTCACCAACAACATAATCAACAGTTGTAAGGGAAGAAAGAGTTACAGTCCTTTTATTTATTGCCAAAGATAAAAAGTCTGCATTGTTCCATGTAAATTGAACAACACCGGCAGCATTTTTAGCTTGTAGCTTAAAAACATAATTGCTAACATCAACTGGTATTTCTTCGCACTCATCTTCGTAAAATTCCAATGGCCAGATAAATGTATCACCTCTTCTTATCGCTCTTATGTTATGTTCGCTTACCATTTTATAATGTTTTGTAGATTGCTTTTACCGATGTGCCATTTAGTGACGTTCCCATGATTATCTCGTAAACTCCGGCACTTGGCGAAGTTACAACATAATTATAAAACCACTTTCCTCCATAACCTATTGCTACAAGCTTGTAAGTTGCAGGATTTCTGCCGGTAATCTTACCACTTGCAACGGTGTAAGTATCACTCTCGGTTAGCTGAACTAGTGGCCCAGTTCCCTGAAGGCTGAATGAGTAAGTTGGATTGCTTCCAAATGATGACTCCAAGGTCAGCTCAGTAATATAGCACTCCATTTCGTAGGCAGCATAATTGTTGGAAGCATCAATAATATCAATGTAAGCAATATAAGATTGGTCACTACCAATAATAAAGTCATTGAAAAAACCTAGTGGATGCTTTGATGACTCAGCTAATTTTACCAATGAGGTGCCACTTAAAGTAAATCCCTTTCTATTTGGAATGAACTCTCTAAACATAGCGTTAGTCTTAGGAGCTAACTCCAAAAAGTCGCTTGTTATTGTCAGTGTTGAGTTTTTTGCACAAGCAAATGGATAAATATTTGTACCATTATCTATTGCCAACACTAAACCTTCGGTAAGAACCATCTCTGCCATAATTATTGGTATATAAATTTATCTTGATAATTATTGTATGTAAATGGAGTAGTTACTGGGTAGTTTAAATCAATTCCTCCTCCATTTATTAATATCTGAGTAATGTTAGCTGAGTATTGTATAAACAACAAATCACCTGGCGCTATTGTTACACTTGCCACATTTAGGTTTGCACTAAATGGAAAAGGATTGGATGGCACCGTAATAGTTGCAGTTGCAATTATAGTAGTGTTTTTCCTTAGTGTAATACTTACCGGAGATGATGTATTTGAATTTATAAAACCATTCAAAATAGCAGTTATAGGTATTGTAATTGATGCCAAACCATTATAAGTAAGTTGATCTAAGTTGCTATTCAAAGTAAAGTCAGCAGGTGTTACAATGGTCAGCTTTGCATAAACTAAAGCATTGAACGTGCCGGTTGTAGCGTTGACATCTAAATACTTTGTAATTGTACCGCCATCCTGGTCTTTATCCTCGTCAAATATCTCAATCAAGGTTGCGTTCCAAGTACTATTGCTAAAATCAATTTCTTTTAAGTTCAAAATCCCATAAACTTTTGCAGGATCATCAGTTGGAAACACAATGGTGTTTATAAGACCGATTGGCTCAGTAGTACCACCATCGTCCCAAGTAAGTCCAAAAAAGTTGCAATCAATCTTATTACGATTAAACCTATTATGCTCCCAATGGGCAGTATCATTTTGCCTTCTAAATCCAAATGACTCACTGTTAAATCTCTGCCTAAACCATGTTTTAGTAGTCGGAGTTATTTGGTCAGTTTTTAATATTGTGCCTTTGTATATTCTACTAAATGCATCATCGGCAAATATCTCATCCTCAAAATTATTCCTTACATCTATCGACTTTGTGTAAATAGACTTGATGCCGGTTATCGACTTATTGTTGTAACCATTAAATGGATTGATAACATCAAATTTAAGGTTATTAAACCTCTTGCTATTGGTTCCGGCTAGTGACGAATCCGGTGCAAGTAAAAGCAAATTTATATAACCATCTTCAGGCAAAGGAGCTGCATCAATGTCTAATGTTTGATAGTCGGTTGGTATTAAACCAGTAGTGCCATTATAAAATATTTGCAGTTGCTTAATATTAGTTGTCCATGAAGCATTGGATAAATTCCAACTGCCATCGTCATCTAATGTGTAATTATTTGTAACACCATAAAGCATAACAATAGCAACTGGCTGAACCGCAGTTCCGGAAAATCCAACTTGATACTTATGGTCAAAAGTTAATTTAATTTTTTCGTTCCTTAGAACATTTACACTACACGATCTCAGCCAACACAAACTACTTAATTGAGAATCGACATAAGCATAATTATCTGAGAGTTGTCCATTTGCGTCATACTCTTGATTTTTACCAAATCCAGTACTTGCATTGGTTGGACTTCCAATCGAGCCAAACTCTCTTAACCATTGGTCAAGTTGATATTGAATTAAAGTTGGAGAAGTAGATGTCAATGCACCCCTAGAAAAAGATTCATTACACAAAACCTCATTAAACTGCTCGTAAGTAAATGATATGGTATCAGTCTTTGTTTTTCTTACAATATACCTTAACATATCGGCAGAAATCTGCTTAATTGGACTTGTGGAAGAAACCTCTGCATCAAATCTTTTGCTAAATGATGTTCTACCTGCTAAGCTATTTGTAAACCCAGATAGATTGGTAAGTGTCGATGCGTACAACTCTTCAAGCCTAACAATGTGCCATCTATTTTTATAGAAGAAAACAGTTTGATTGAAAGCAGTGTTAATCTTATTTAAAGTAGTCAATGAGTCATCGTAATCATCAACTTGCTTCTGAAATGTTTTTGCATCAATATAACACTGGTCTAATGGCATATAATTGGCACCACTCGTCATTGATGTATTGAACAAGTTGTTGATAATCCTCGAATTTATGAACGTCTGAGGAGTCTTGTACATTGCGTATTGAATGAACTGATAAGGAGTAAAAGTACCTATCAATTCATTTCCGCTATTGTCAGTCAGTGGTATGTCAGCAAGTTTACCAATGCCATCAGATGCCTTAATTGTTAAAACATGGTAGGTGTCTTGCCATACCTCCTGGAAGTTGTCTTGCAAAACCCATCCAATCCAATAGTTACCCCATACACCAAAGTCAAAATAAACAGTGATGCCGGTATCGTCATCAACAAGAAAATCCTCCATTGAAACACCGCTCACATTTGTCAGAATGTTAATGGTAGCCTCAAGCGGTCTTGTTGGCTTAAACCAATTCTCATCGGTGTTAAACTCACCTAGTAGGAATGGTCTATCAGCTCCTATTAAAGTAGTAGATGCACCACTGTAACCGGCAAAGTCAAATCTGACAACGCAGTCATGGTTTTCCCTAGACTTAAATTCTATTCTATATTTCTCAGCCAACTCTTTGAATTTGTGAATTTGTACGATTAATTGCACCCACTAAGTCTGATCCACGCAAAGTTAAGTTAACACTTCCACTCATTCCTAAACCTCCGGATTGAACACCACCGAAATTAGCAACACCACCACCACCTAAAAATGCAGCCAAACCTTCAGTGCCTACTGCTGCTAATCCTGCTTTAGCAATACCCAAAGCACCGCCAGTCATTAAACTTGCTAACAATTTTAAAATACCTGATGTAATTATTTTTGAAGCAATTTGTGTCAAAGTTTTTAACACTGCATCTCCAAAATCTTTAAAGTTTACAACACCCTTAGTGATTAATTCATCAAATAGGTTTTGTAAAGGATCGAAAAATATTAAATTTAAATCTTCATAAGCTTTTTGAAAAGCTAATTTTGCATTATTTAAATTTTCTTGAATTAGCTCAACATCTAAAAAACCAAAACTACCTAGATTTTTTTTAGTAAACGCATTTGCATCTGCGTTCATTATGGCATCTTGTTGCTTAAAAAATTCTTTAGTCAACTTTTCCTCTGCCCTTAGTTGCTCATTCAAAAACTTTAATCTATTCTTGTCGGCTTGTTCTTGAAGTTTCTGAGCAGCAATTCTTGCTCTTCTTTCAAGATCAAGTATATCTAATCCTTTTTTTTCTTTTTTTGCTTTAGGAGCTTTTGTTACAACATCATCTTGCTTTTTTAGACTATCAGTTAGTTCCTTAGTCCTTCTATCTACTTCAGCAATACCATTTACTGTTGGTATTAAATTCTTCTCAAACTCTTTATAAGCCGGTATGAGGTTGTTGAATGCTTTTATATTAGCTGCATAAGCTTCTTGTGCTGATTGCAAAGCAAGTGCCTCCTGATCGATTATGGCACCAAAGTTTTTAGTACCATCAAATCCTTTCTGCCTTGCTAATGTATAAGCAGTTTGAGCAGCAGTCAACTTCGCTATTAATGCAGGTCTTTCTAACTCTAGTGCAGTTTGCTCTGCAACATTTTTATTGATAAGTGCGCTTAACGCAGCTTCTTTTGCTTTTAAAAATATTAAAGACTTAATTGCAGTAACATTGCCTAAAAGCAAATCGGTGTATTTTCCCGTAGCAATACTTTCGGCAGTAATACCTGCAAGAACATCCGGACTAATTTTCTTTAGTTCTACATAAGCTGCTTGTCTTTCTTTAAGTGGCTTATCTAAATCTAAAAGTGTTTTGGTTAAAATACCAATTTCTAAAGACTCAGTTGCAGTGTTTCCTATTGCAGTTGATAATTCTTTGTTGTATTCTTTTTGTGCTTTAGCTAATAAATTTGTTTTGCCCAATAAAGCTTCTAAAGCAACTCCTAATGAACCATATTTTGTAATTAATCCCGTAACTCCGGCAGTCACAACACTAAACGCTAGGAATATACCTGCTGGGCCAATCAATGCACCACCCATTGCTTTTAGTGCTGCAACTGCGCCTCCCGACTCACCGGCAAGTTTTCCGAAAGATTGTACAAGACCAGGAATGTTGTTTTGAATACCTATAAATCCAAATGGTAAATCTTGTGCGATTTGGCTAACATTAGTCAATGCAATTCTTGCGCCTTTTGAAGCATCTTCTACTTTAGTAATAGCGGCAGCAGTTGGAGTTCCTTCGTTTTTTGTTTTTGTTAAACTTGTTCCTAATGAAGATATTTCAGAATTTAATTTTGGAATTTCAGATGTAGTAGAGCCAATAACTTTTTTTAGTTCATTAATTTCTTTAGTAACTTCTTCAATAGCTTGATTAAACTTTGTTACGTTAGCACCAAACTCAAATACAAAATCTTGTTGTTCTGCCATTACATCAAACGTTTAAATATTTCCCTTATCTCTTCATCCGAAATAGCTTTGTTCTCTTCATCTCCTGGTAATTCCCACAACTGCTCAGGTGTTTTAGGTGCGGTCTTAGGATCACCCATCAACCGCACCATTGTAAACATCAATAGTCTTGTCTGCTTGTAAGCATCAATTTTTTTATCTTGATGTCCTTTTAGCATTAAAGATAAATGCCTTGGACTCATTGCATAAAAATCATTAGGCAGTAACAACAACTCACCGAAGGCAAATGACTCTATTTCTTCCCACGAGTAGTCTTTTTTTTTGGCTCTTCAGCCTTGCCTACTTGTGTCTGCTTAACAAAGTCACTTGATGCCCAAATGCTCATTATGTCCTTAATTTTCTCAAGAACAACCTCGTTGTTTAGATTTAATTCAATAAAATCAACAAATTGTTCGAAAGTAAATGACGGAACAACATCTTTTATTAGACAGTTATTATAATAACCGCTATAAATAATGTGGGCAATTCCAATCTCATTTAGGTTATCACCTTGAAAAGCTATGCCATCAACAAACTTACCTTGCAAGTAACGGAATGATGCCATCCCAAATTTGAGTCCGAGTTTCTCACCAAAAATATCAATCGTAGTATAGTTCATAAAATTATGGAGTTATGTCGATGAAACTAGCTGAAGTGAAGCTACCACTGAATTTTATAAATTCGTTGGTTGCCTGGGTGATAGTTAAAGAGTTAACGTATGCACCAAATGAGTGAAAGTAAGCAGCTCCGGTAGATGATCCTAAAACATTCGGACTTTGAACCCTTACTGAAACTAATGATTTGGTTGACATAGCAGTTAACAAGTCTTTGTAAGTAGCTTGTGTAATCTGCGGTATAGCTTCGCAAACTGCATCAAAATCAACTGTGATAGAATAGTCACCTACTGAGGTAAGTATTCCACAATTTGTTGCATCAGAAGCGGTGTCAGCACTTGTGTTAACTGAAGAAGAAGATAAACAAACGAGAGTCTTGTAACTACCTGCGTTAGTTGTGTCAACCTCGATATTTTGCAATGCGCCTAAAATCTGTCCCATTTTATTCTATTTTTGAATTATTAAATTATTAATTGTTAAAATTTTTCTTGAAATATATACATCTCCATTTTCTGATGGTAAATATCGTGAACTTATACGAGATAATGGGAAAATTTGGAAATCATCATCCCCAACATCTAAAACCCCAGTAAATGGTATTATTAAGTTCAACACCAAAGATGAGATAGCGTCTACAACACTTAAGTCTGGCCTTCTATATTGCTCTGCAATTATGTTAATGTCAATGTCTGCATCAGTAATAAATAACTGATTGTTATTGTCAGCAACCTCGGTAATGCTTCCAAGCATTATATATATGTTAGGAGGTGTATTAAAAGGAGTTTGTCCATACACTTTAATAATATTGCCATTATAAACAACATTACCCTCAAGTATGTCCATGTAACATTCTCTAATATTGTTTGAGCAGTCTAACATTTATTTCTTTAATAAAGCTTTTAATCTATCTTTAAACCTCTTTTTAAAATCTTTCAGCACAACTTTTACCGCAGGGTATAAATATGGCTGAGGGCTAGTTGTTCCTTTTCCGGTCTTAAAAAAGTCTGCTGCTATATTCTTAAACTCATTGGTCAGCTTTGGTTCGTATGTTTTATACTTCTGACCGGTACCAAACTCAACATAAGCAGCATAGTTTACTTTAACCCTAACCTCATGTCTAAGCAAAGATAACTTATTTGCAACAATCGCTGCTCTTAGTCTTCCTCCATCAGGAGCTACCGGAGCGTTTTCTTTTGCCTTTCTCTCAATATCAACCGATGCAGCAGCTAATTCAATATCAACCTCATTAGCAAAGTCATTCTCTAAGGCTTTAAGTTTATTTAAAGCCTTGTTGAAGTACGTATCATTGACCTTTACTTTTAAAGGTTGGCTCATATAACAACTTTTTTGTACTGATGGTAGTTTAATCCATCCCAAAAAGGAAACTTATTATTGTTGTTATTATTGGCATCACCGGTAAATTTCTTGCCGGTATTATCATAAGACCAAGCAACAAGAGTTAAAATATCTGACTTAATATCATCCGGAACTGATCCGTAACCTGCTTGATATGTGCAGGTGTAAGTTCCTGGAGTATAAAGCCATAGTTTTCCACCAATTTGCTCGTATTCAGTATTTTTTACAAAAGTATCATAGGTATTAAAACCACTTTTATACTTAAGCTCATTTACACATAGCAATGGGGAATAAGGTAAATCTACTATCCAAACATCTTGAGTTGTTCCGGAAATAGTAAAGTTTGAGGTAATAAGTTTATTCACAAAACTTACTCCACTTAATTTCTCTATATGCTTTCTTGAAGATGCAATTAAATCGCCAATTAGATTGTCGTCCGTATTGTAGTCTATACGCATCCATGTCTTGGCATCAGTAAGACTTACCGGCTCAACAACTGCATCTTGAACTATTTGAACACTATTTATTATTATAGACATCTTTAATTGAATTTATATACCATTTCTCGCATCCAGTGTTCGAACTTGTCCAAATTCTCTTCTCCCCCCAATTCATTTGCTCTTTTTTTGCACTTTTCGGATTGAGCTTTGTAAGCAACAGCTTTCTCCATTTTAAAAATTGCATCAATCCATTCTTTAACATCATTTCTATTTTTTATGTAAATTCCTGCATAGCCACAATTCTCCTTCAACCCTGGTGTGTCGGTACTAATAACCGGTATACCATAACTCATCGCCTCAGTTGCAGTCATTCCCCACGATTCATATTTTGATGGCATTAGCAACAATCTTGTCTGCTCGTACGTAGGCTTAATATTAGACGAATTAGCGACCACTTTCACATTATCAAGCTTTGGTATGAATTGTTCATCATAGCTTCCTAAAACGGCTAAAAAACGCTTATTAGGCAATGCTCTAGCTATTTGTTCAAATATCTTACCACCTTTGTTCTCGTTTAGGTTAATCAGAGTTATAAATTCGTTTTTCTCAGTGTTTTGGGTTGTTGAATATTTTAAATTGTCTATCGGAGGAGTGAGTGTAAAATTATCAAAATCATATTGCAATTCATCCTTAAGCCATTGAGAATTGTAAATAATATGCTGATTCTTTTCAGCCATTACAATCTCTGGGTATTTATGGCTATTGTGAATCAAATGAAATAATGGCTTTCGTTTCAAAGATGCCATACCTATACTCCATCTTGTGTAATCCAGGTGCGTAAAAACTAAATCGCACCAATGAAATAAATTCTCAATTACATTTTGATTTGGAGGAAACACATCAATCTCGTCATAAACGTAATTGTTCGTAATCCTATAATGGTTCGCCTGATGTAAAAGAACTCTGATGTGATGCCCTTTAGATTGCAAATGTTTTGCCATCCGGTGTATCATCATCTCTGCTCCGCAGTTGTGGTGCGGAGGGTACAAATGAATTGACAGTAATATTTTCATAAAAAGTCATAGTTAACGTAATACCCATACTTTTCGTTCCTATAAAGGAGTCCCATGTATGGATAGCGTTTTAAAAATAAGTCATGAGTTAAGTCATCTTGCTTGTGTAGCTCGTAAATATTCCCATTTACCTCTCCTTGCTTCATTGTGTAAGGAACCGCCACAAGACATTTGACATCTTTTACTAAAAGTAAGCTTAACAAATTGTCAGCATCCTCAAATGATAAATGCTCTATCACATCCCCAAAAATCGCATAGTCATAATTGCCAAATCTGAAATCGAGTACATCCTCGTTAAAAACTTCTCTATAAATATCTTTAAGCTTAAACTCTTCAATGTATTTATCCCAAATCTCAATGGCGTCTAAATTCTTGTAATGACTCTTAAGCATTTTGCCATAAGTTCCGCAACCGGCACCTACATCAATTATCCTTGCATCACGAGGTATGTTTCTCATGATGTGATACTCGACTTCTAATTTAAAATATCCGTAGGAATAAGGCATACTTAAAAGAAGAGGGGATTTCCACCCCTCTTAATCTTTTCGTAAAACTATATAGCTCCGTAAACCGCAGCAGTTGGTTGGAATTGTAACAATTCGCAACGTGCTTCACATCTGAAAGTAATCAAGTTCTTGATGAAGTCATCTTGATCAAACTCAGTGCTTCTTACATTCAATCCAGATTGTTGTGCAATGGCATACTTGCTAGTGTCCATAACATAAATCTTAGATGCAGTAACAAGAGAGTGTGGGATAACCGGAATACCAAGGATTCTTACGTTACCGTTGTTGTCGATAACCATTCCACCTGGCAATGAGTAGTCAGAAGGTTTGGTTTTCAACAAAGAAGCCCAACCAGCGTGAGTAGTCAAAGACAAGTTTGGATTCCAATTCAAAGCACCCAACTGAGCAACATAATCAATGAATTTCTCAGCAGTAATGGTAGCAGAAGTAGAACCTGCGGTTGCACTTGATGCTATTGCATTAAGATAGTAAGTATCTTCTGCTTTTTGGAAATCTTCAATCAATGACTGCTGAAGGTATGCTTGAAGGAAAGGCAAATCATCTATCATCTGACGAGAAACCTTAGCGTAACCTGCGATAAATGACAACGCAGTGTTTACCACTGTTACATCATAATCGACTTGTGGTTTACCATTACCTTCAGTTTGCTTACCGAAAGAACCTTCACCTACTGGAGTGTTACCTCTAGGGAAAGATACCGAACCGGTAGAAACGGGGATGATGTTAAACACTGAACGCAAATGTGGGTTCACGTAAGACCTAAGAGCAGGATTGTCAACATACGAAGTGTAAACTGAACCAGTAAGGTTGTTACCGATTGTCATAACTCCAACTGTTTTCATGTCCATTTCGTAAGAGAACCCCTTACCGTTAGTCCTTGCAGCAGCTTTGATGTCATTCCATCCTTTTTCAATAGCACTTCCAATCTCATTTTTGATATTGAAAATGTGTTCAGCATAAGATGTAGCAACTTTTCTCTCGGTGTTAGCTTGTAAGCGACCGAAAGCAGCCTTAGCTTCCAAAACCTCAGCACGAGCTTCTTCGATGCTCTTGTTGGTTTTCAAAAGGCTTTCGTTGATACCTTCAACTTTGCTATCGAAGTTTTTTTGTGCTTTCTCATTAAT